TTTGATTCCATCAGGAGTAGACCGTTCCTTCCTCTCCAATTTTTCATTCCCTATTTCAAAACAGTTATGCTGCCGTAGGTGATTCTTATGCTTTGTGCGGCTAGTAATCATCTCACCTGTGATCATAGACTTATACTCTTTAATGTCAGGCATAATCATGGTCTGATGATTAATACTTGGTGTGTAGTTATCCTTTTCAACTAACACACCATCTATCTGCACCCATGATTTTCTCATAACAACTTACCTATAGCGTCAGTATCCATTTTAATAGACATTTCCTCTAGTTTCTTATGCAGTTCGATCACAGACACCGATAACTCTTGTAAAGCGTGATCTTGTTCATGGTCAACTTCTTGGGTCTGCATATCTTTTATCTGGTCAGCTTCCATGCTTTTCATTGCAGAAGCGGTAGCCAATTCATCTTTGTGCATAGCAATTCGTTCAGCAGAAGCGATCTTTTCTTGTTCTAATGCTTGTTGATTCTGAGCTTTAAGCTGTGCCAACTGCATCTCGTTACTAGCTTTCATCTGAGCGTTCTGTTGATCGGCAGCTAACTTTTGCTGTCCTAACTGAACATCAGCCACCTGTTTTTGCTGCGCTCGTTGATCTTCACCAGCTTGACGTTGTTGTTCTGCTTGCATTTTAATCATTTCTGGATCAGGTTTAGGTGGCTGCTGACTGGTTTCTTTAAGAGACTCTAGCGCGTCATCTATCTGACCTTCCAACTGTCTACCTGTCCTGAATCCACGAACACCATATAAAAGAAGCTCACCAGCGACCGCGTGTAATTGCGGCGGTAATAGTATAGCTTTTTCCATGTAAGTGCCAACAGCAGTCAAAAACTCCATCCGATCTTGTTTCTCTTGCTGCTCATCTATTTCAATTAATGAGTTAGAGCTAACTTCAATACGGAAGTTATTTAGTACATTATTTTTTAATAACTCTAATGCCTGTGGAATAAGCTGTTTATCATCATCAGAAAACTGTTCTGCACCAGAAATCATTAAAATTGTTTGAGGCTGGTAATGATTACAGATAATCTGTGCTTTAATCTTTAATAAATGAGTCGCAAAAGTTGAAACTGCGTTCTGCATATATTTCAATCGCTTGGAGGCAAATTGCCCCTTCATCTGCTGTGCGCCAAGTGTCTCATTAGGATTACTTGAACCGCGCAATATATCAGAAATGCCCATTATCTCAAATACAGCTTGTTTGGCCTGATCTCTTGCCATATATGCTGCATTTAATGCACCAACTACCTCGCTAAGTGGCAACCAATCTATTACGCCTTTAATTCCGCCCTTTTCTGCGAACATCATCCAGTTATCCACAGGGATCAGTTCAGTATTAACACCCTCCTTCAACATACGTTTAATACCTGTCTGTGTAGAATCGTACAAACCAATCACCTTAATAGAATCAGCTAACCCATTGATTCTGTCAGTAAGTGTGTCTAATTCTTTTGCTAAATCTTGATATAAAGCGTAATCAGGAACAGGTATTAATGAATCTGTTGTAGTGGTTGCATATAGCGGTTTAGGACAAGGAAAAAATCCATCTAACCCAAGTATGTCATCTTGAACGTCTAAAGCCGTCTGGTGCGATTTAGACAGCCATATGCAGCGTTTTTCTTTCTTATCCCAAAGCTCATAGATATTAGCTTTCATTTTAGCCAATTCTTCAGGACTAGCCGTATCAACATCTTGTGAGCTAGTTTTCATATCTAACGGAATCTGCTCACCGACTTCTTCACCAAACCTTTCGACTAATTCTTCTCGGTTCATCGGCACAATGCGCCAAACTGTATTAACTTCTTCCCAAGTTCTTGCTACATTATGTCCAAAATCTCGCCATGCAACATAATCACAAGGAGAACACTCGTAATCTATAACTGGATAAGTTTTTGGAGTATCTTCAGATATTTGAGTGCCTTCTTCTCCATCCATCGCTTGCATTGGCATTTCTACGTCTTTCATCACGGGCATATAACGAACCCATGAGATTCCTCTGCCAGCCAGTAAACGATCTTCTACAGAATTTCGTACCGCGTTCTCATAATCTGAATAAGCCTCTACTTCATATTCAAGAGCGCGTTCTAATATCATAGACGCTACGCGGCCTACTGGGTCTTTATCTTTGTAACGGCGAGAGACTTCGGGTTGTGGCAGACGAGCAAATACGTTAGGAATCATGGTCTGAATATTTGACCAAAGAATATTATACCGAGCTTCATTCTGGCGGCTATTTTGGTCTAATCCACCACGCTCATCCCTATATCTTTTGACAATGACTTTAGCTCTTGTTTCCCATTCTTCAAATTTCTTGTCATATAAATCTATTTCAAGAAAATAAGAGTTTTTAAGCGAAACAAGATCGTTATCTTCGCCATTTTTAACTGCTTCGTCTAATTCTACCATTAGCTCATTATAAAGCTAATATCACCAGCACCAGAAACAGTAGCGTGAACACCGTTAGCAAAAGAAGCGGGAAAAGCATACCAAGTCGCTGCGACTGTCTGCATAGTATTCAATAGTATTGTGCCACTACCAGTAGAAGCGTTATCCCAAAGTTTTACTGTAGGTGTGCCAGATGCTACAAAAAAGCCTAACATCTTGCCGTTAGCTGCTTTAACTTGACCTGTTGCTGTAATCCTAAATACTCCACCTGCTTCGTTAATCATATTCTTGCCCTTCCCTTTTTGTTATCTTCCCAAATCTCGTTTAAAGTTATTTCATGTATAGTTTTCATAGGCGGAGGTTTCAATACAGGCTGTGTTTGTTTCATTACCAAACAACCGTAGGAAAATCCATCCCCATCATGCGAAGCCCAATCATGTTTTGGGTCTGAAGAAAATGTCTTTAGTTCTTCATTATATTCGTATGACCAAGCCCGTAAACCATTTAATCCTTTTTCACACGCAATTTCATTAAATTCTACTTGTTTAATTAAGGTACGGGCAGCATTAATTCTATCAGTTTTCTTTGAATTAGGTGTTATTGCTACCTTTCCTGCACCAAATCCCTTAATAAATATCTCAAGCGCAGAATTTTTAGCAGCAAATGTCTTAGCTCTTGCATCATGGGGCAGCCATATCTTTCCTAGCTTTCTTTTTCCTATCTTTTTCTTTAATCTATCAACCCATGCCTCTGCATCAATGCCCCAACCGCCGTCATAGTCTATGATAGAGTAGCCGCCCATTTTTGGCTGCCAAAACCACCATGTACTTGAATCTCTGCGTCCAATATCAGCAGATATTTCAATTGGTGAGCCTTCAGGGTCATATTTTACATCATTTATGCGCCCTTCTCGATCAGCGGCACTTAATGCGCCTGATAATATAGCACCGAGGTTTGCAGCATCAAATGCACATAAATATTCTTGTTCAAACTTAGCTCTACCGTATTCTTCACCAAAATCGTTCTGGTAGCTTTGCAATTCGATAGCTAACTGCTCTTTACTAAAAACATCCGTGTCTCTAGCGGATAATATCTGAGCAAAAGCAGCAGGGTCTTTTGATGCGGCTTTGTAAGTAGTATAAGCATGATTTCTGCCTCTAGCAGAGGTTACAAATGCTTGCCAACCGTTATTTTCAGCTAAAATCGGTCTTAAATAAGCTCTTGCGCTTGGATTAGCTAACGCCCACTCGGAATAAACGATTCCAGCAGGACTTGAGCCAACTAACGAATCAAATCTATCAGAACCTACTACTTGCCAAGTACTGCCGTTAATAAACTCAATCGTCATTTCATGTTCGCGCGTAGCCTTTCTTAATTCTTTTGGAAATGCCTCATCAATACGTTTTTTACCCGTATGTGGGTTAACAGCGTTCCAAATTGCTTTTCTAGCTTGTGAATACTCTGGAAGCATATACCAGTAATTTGCTACACGCTTAAATGCAGCCAAAGCGCACCAATTTAAGAACAGATCGTCCTTTCCTGCGCGTCTATGCCAAATTAATTCTGAGTGTTTTCCACCTGCCTCTAAGTATTTCCAAGCAGGTAGCTGATAATCTCTAGGTTGCCAGTTATTTGGCAGTCTTATTTTCATTTGGTGGTTCGTTTATCTTTTTATTAACTTGGTCTAGTTCTAAATCTTCTAGCCGAGTAGTCAACCAATTAGCTTTTTTATACATTAAATGCGTTCTTCTGCTTTGCAAATAAGGTAAATCTTTAATCATCGCCAAATTTTACTAATTCTATAACAATATCTAAATCTTGCTTCATGTCTATTTTTTCAATATGCAATCCAGCGGCTTTCCCTCTAACCGTCTCAGCTTGTATAGCAGATGACCACTTCTCATCATTAGTTGCTTTTTCTCTCAATATTAGCAAGTCATTTAAGTGCTTATCTAGCGTTAGACTTACTTTATTGACGGAAGGCTGTCGAAGTTTTTTTATTCTTGCTTGAACCCTTCTGTCGATAATTAATCTAGATGCGTTACTCCAAATAGTCTCATCTTTCATTTTTCCGACACTATAGGCTAATCTATAAGCATCAGCCTGATTACTGCCTTTAACTATAGCTTGAGCAAAGGATTCTTGTTTGGTTGTTAATTCTTTCATGCTTTCCCTTTAGGGCGTTATTTAGCTGTTATCTCTATTTGCGGAACAAATAAGTTATATTCGTGTCCAAAATCGACACCGTAAATAGTATCTCCACCGTTAGCAAAAATCTTAGTTACTTTGCCTGATCCATACAGTTGATGGACTACTTCGTCTTTTTCTTCAAATTTCAACTAACCTATACCTGAATCTGTGAAATATCGGTATAAACTATATCTTGTTTTTCTGTTCTTTTTTCTTCTAACTGAATAATCATTTCTTTTAAATTGATAGGTCTATTACAGTTGCACCGTATCGCATCACATCCTTCTTCATGCACTATCAGACCCATATTTTTTAATCTCGTTTAGTAAATAGTTTCTGAACATCTAACTGGTATTTTTTAACTGCTAATTCTTTGTTATAGCGTTCCTGAGACTCCATCAAGGTATAAACAGCATTTAACGCCCTTTCATAAGAACGATTCTGATTAACACGCTTTCGCATTATCTGAGACATTGGAAACTTAATAATCATCCTTCACCAACATGAACGCAACTAATGTTTATTATATTACTTGTCGCTTTCCGTTTAATCAAGTCTTGTAAATGTACTTCTATCCATTTGGCCTTTGCCATTTGGCAATACTTTAGTGATCTAAAATCGTCTACATAGATAGGAGCAGTTCCACCTATACTACTAAAATAGACAATTAAGACTAGATAGTACATTCAATGCAATGCACCTATTTGTTTAGCATCCTGTATTGCATCCATTGCTAGTTGTTCTATCTCGGAATATATCTTTAGCTTTTCAATATCGCTTAGATCATCGAGTTCATTGGCAATGTTAAATATACAGGTGCTTATTATTCGTTCTACAGCATTAAGCGTATTATCAAATTCTTTATCTGCCAATGTATTACTCCCATAAAAAAACCCTATTAGCAAAAACTAACAAGGCCATTCATTTTATATGGGCGCAATGGTGCTAACCCTTTCTGCACCATACACCTATTCTGTATACAGGTGGTAACTATCTATATTATCCCTTTGGTGATAGCTTGCTTTCTTATTGATTCTAAAGCAGTTTCTAGAGACAATGCGTATTCATTTATATCATATAACCATTTGCACTTTAGGTAACAATGATTAATAGCCATCCTTTGCCCGTCATCTAATCCCTGAATTATTGCGTCTACTGTTATACCTAAAGTATGTTGAACTTCATCATAGAACTCATCACTTGATTGGCTACCTGAAGATGCCATGTAGCTAACTTGAGTAGGATAACCTTTGACTGATCCGCCTTTACCCATATACCGAGACCATGCGTACATAATACCCTCCAATTCTTGCTGTAGCTCATCCATATATTTAGTGATATAAATTGATGGAATTAGAATATAGCACAATTGTTGCGTGTTGCAGTTGCTAGGGCGGGAAACAGGCAACAAACCAAGCAAGACCGAAAAAGTTATCCACAGACTTATCCACAATGGAAAACTTATCCCCAATTCATACACAATTCTATCCACTGAATTATCCACAGATATTGCGAGTTATACATTTAACCTAATAGGATGGGTTCAGAAAGAATTTAAACGCGTTAGGAAGCGATTTAGACCGTCTACTAGCTAATAGCTAACAACAAGAACAAGTCAAGAACAGGGCAAAGTCTAGTT